AGACTGGTTCAATAGGGTCAAGGAATGTTTTCTGAAATTGTACTTCAAAGTCAATGTATTTTCTTAAGCCAAATTCCTCTGGAAGGTAAGATGGAAAAGCAATGACGTTTTCATGAAGTGTGTTTGGTTGACGAAGATATATGAACTTAATCTTTTCGCCGTTGTTAATGAGTTCGTATTTCTTTTTAAGTTGCATGTCTTCAATCAAGTTGTTATAGAGTATAGAGCCACGAACATGAATGGGAGTACCTTTTTTGTAAAGTGTATTTCTGTCTTGCCATTTCTTAACTTGAGTTACTCCACGAGGAAATGCGATTTGGTCAGGGTCAAGAGTTTTGAAGTAGTTCTTAAACTGTTCAATAGCTTCTTGTACTGTCTTTTCATCTTCTTTCATTATAACTTTGAATATCTTTTTAAGAGCATCACGACATGGTTCAGGGGTAGAAGACTTAATTGCTTCAATACCCATGATTTTAAGCTTGGGTTCTTTATATCTTACGCCTTCGTTATCATGAACATTCATGATGTAGCGTTTCTTTGCAGTCCAAAGCGCACGATCTGCGATTACTTCACGACCCATGACCATACGATTTTCTACACCGCCAAGGTATTTATACAGTTGGCCGTACGACTTTGCAAGCTCAGGTTCTAACGCTTCACTAGCAATTTTGTCTAGGAAGTCGATTTTGTTTTCAGGATTGAATTTCGTTACAATATCATCTAAGCATACATACAACGAATCTGTATCGATTGCAATGACAAAGTCTTTAAATCTTTCGGTTTTAAGCACTCTGTTAAGATAGGTATTGATGGCGTGTTCGGCCCATCGAATAGTAAGTTGTCCGGTAAGGGTAATTGCTTCTGCAATTCTCTGGTCGAAGAATCGAAAATATCTGTTGCCAAGAGCACCATAAAGACTATTAAGAAGAATCTTAATAGACATTTGCTTGTTCTCGGCGATTGCAATATCTCTTTCAATTTGATATAATTTTTGTTTGTCATTTTTATCTACCTTTTCTTTTTCTTTCTGAGCGTTAATCATTTCTTGTTTAATCTCAACACGCTCTTTATAGAATTCATCGATAATGAATGGGATTATACCTGGCTTGTCTACGTTAAAGTATTGGCCATTTGCTGCAAGAGCTTTGCCACGATTAGAAGCTATTGCATGTTCAGAGATTGCTTTATCGATATTGAATTGAGTAATCTCTCCGTTTGCAATTGTCTCTGGTGACATATTGTATTGCATAATAATTGATGGATATAGCGAGTTTAAGTCAAACGAAACAACGTTATCATGTATTCCTATTTGTGGGTCTTTAACATAGCCACCCGGATAATCAGATTTATGTTTGTCTTCAACGAATGGTATGGCAACTTTACTTGCATATAGTTTTCGATATATAATCGTATCCCATATCATTGTAGTACCAAATGTATCGTTATAGTTAACTCCAGCTTTATATGCCATCGTCATACAAAGAGTAATCAATCCAAGTTTGTCTTCGATTTTATCGACAAGCTCAACGTCTTTAATATTATAATCGATAAACTTTTGATGATTGTGTTTGTAAAGAGTATGGAGATTAGAATACTCATCGTAAGATAGTTTCTTTTCTCCTAGCACGACATGAGCAATGTTGTCGAGTTTATATGATTCTTGTGGTCCATAAGAATAGCCAAACTTCTTGAATAAGTCAAGGTAATCTAATTGAGATATACCTTTAAGTTCATAAGCAGTTTGAGTCCTTCCCATCTTTGTTACGTCTTGTCTATCAATCATTCCCCATGGGCTGAGCTTTTTGACCCACTCTTCGCCAAGCATACGATTGATTCTATTTACGAGGTATGGAATATCAAAGAATCTTGAGTTCCAGCCCGTCACGACATCAGGACAGTATTGTTGAGATGACCAGTGATTAATAAAGTTAATAAGTAAATCATCTTCACGGTCAAACTTACGATATACTACCATGTGTTCTTTCATATAAGATTGGTCTTTATCGTAATCTCCTAAGCCCCAGACATAATAAGTATTGCCAATATTGTTTTTCATACAGATGGCTGTAATCTTATGGTCAGCCTTTTCTGGCTCAGGGAATCCATCATCAGATGCAACTTCAATATCAATTGTAGTTACGTTAATTTTGCTTCTGTTGAATTCGATATTACCAGGATAGTAATCATTAATGAATGCTGGAACGTACTTTGTATTTCCATATATTTTCTTACCAGCAACATATTGGTTTGCTTTAGTATATTCAGTCGCATCTCTCATGGACTCGAATCTTTTACCAGCATTTGCTACACCTACAGGACTTCCATCAAGGGCATGCCAATTTGTAGCACTTGCGCTTTTATGTTTTGTAGACGTAAAAAGGATTGGTTGATATTTGATTTTTTTCTCGTATCGACTGCCATTTTCATATCCTCGTAAGAGAATCATGTTGCCATATCGAGAGACGTTAGTATAGAATTTCATATATGTATATTATACCATAGTTTGGTATGAATGTAAAGGATTCATTTCACTTTTCATAAATTAAAGTTGGGGGTAATTGCTTACCCCCGCATGATTTAGTCAATTTGGTCTTAAAAACTATTCCATTGCATTAGCATTATCATTGGGGCTAATCCTAAGATTAATCCTGTGACTCCTAACACGATAAAAGTTGTTCTTAAGGCCTCGGCAACGTCTTCATATTTGTCCATAAAATGGGCTATATGTTTCATGTTGTTTCTCCAGTAAATATTAATTTATATCTACTGAGCTTTCGCTGTTACCGGAATTATCTCTATTCAATGAGATATTCTTTTTTCTTTGATTCCCCAGCAGACCCTAATTCGATCTTTCTAGGACGCTTCTCTTCCGGAAGTTCTACTCTTGCATACACAACTAGTATTCCATCTTTCAAATCAGCACCGTCTATTACAACAAATTCTGAGAGTCGAAATGATTTCTCGAATTTGCGGGACGAAATGCCTTTGTAGGCATATTCACGCGATGTCGTTTCCACCTTTCCCGCTATCTTGAGAATACCGTCTTTAAGTTCCAAGGATACATCCTTTTCTTTAAATCCAGCAATCGCAAGTTCGATGAGGAATTTCTCTTCATCAATTTTCACAACGTTATGTGGTGGATAGTTATCAGTTCCGGACCTTGCACTCTGATGAATTCTTTCTAAGTCTTCAAATAAAGTGTCGAATCCGACGAATAATGAACGTGGTACGTTCAAAGTATTTCTTACCATTTTTTTTCTCCTATTAAAAGCAAGTTTGTTAGAGCCGGACCAATACCGCACTCTTTCAGTTATATTTATACAAGCTTGAATGCTAGTTAAATAATTTTTTTAAGTTATATGTAGTATTTTCACTACTTTGTTGAGCCTACCTGATTTCATCATTTTATGAAATTGCTTCCAGGCTGTCTTAATTCTTTTCTCCACTCGAAGTGGATAAATTCTTTTCTCCATTGTTGGAATTCCCTATGTTATACTTAGGGCATAGTTCCCATTGAATTTTTTCCTTGAAAGGAATGACTTTAATCTGTCTCAATGGTGCTAATTCTTTAGCCATTTCCGGCTTCATTATCGTTACTAAACCCCAGTCGGCGAGTAATGTTGCGATCGTATTTCTTCGTTCTACATCGTTCTCTAGTAAACTAGATGGTTTTCCATCTAGCAAAAATAGTTCTTTAAAGTGAACTATAAAATATCTACCTTGCTTATGTAATATATGGCAAGATTGAAATAGCTTCTGGTCTTTCCTCGAAGCTACACCTATACGTGTTAATGTTTCACGTATCTTTAAAAAGTCGTCTGGTTCTCTAAGAGTAACTTCAAGCATGCTGCCTGGAGTCCAATCTTTTATCTGTATTTGTGTGTTATCTTTTTCCACCTTTATATATCCTTTGTTTCAATTGTTCAATTTGTTCATCATTAATTAGAGATAACGCTGATTTAGCTTTTTCGTCACTATACCCATAATTTTCTTTGATGAGTTCTAGATGGTCTATATCACTGGCCTTAATCCATTTGGACCATCTTTTCTTCTTTCTAATTATATTTATAAGAAAATCAAACTGAACGCGATGATCTAAGTGGTGGTGTATATTCATTTCATTAGCATACAATATAGTATCTTTAAAGAAAGAAAGACCACGATTTATTATGAAAGGATTGTATTCCTTTTCAGCAAGATCGTCGACCATAATATCTTTCTTAGTCTCATTGATTGCTTTTAAATAGTCAAATGGACTCATATCGTATCAGGTATCTCTAAGGCTTTTCTTATTTCTTCTTCTATGATTCTGCCTTGACTCCTACTCGTTGTAAGTTCATTGTTAAGTTCCATTATTCTAACTTGACATGTATTTAACTGTTGTTGTAGTTCTCTAACGTTATGCTTAAGCACTTCGATATTACCTGATTCTTTTAGAGTCTCATGATAATGAAATTCTTCTTCTGCACCAGTGACTGGATTTATTACATACTTTTTCATTTGAATTTGACTCCTGCCATTACTTCAGTTAAGCAAGCAACCATATTTAATTCATGGTCTGCAACGAAACTGTTTTTGTATTGATAATCAGCTAAGATAAGTACCAGTTGCGGTATTGATTGTGGTTCTACATATTCATTCATGTTATCGTATACTTTACGAAACATCGATGCAGGTTCTAGGTCAATATTATCGGCAACCCATTGTCTCATCTTCCTAAAGTCTTTTACTTTAAGAGAAGACATCAGAGTATCAAGAGCGATATCATTAGCATTAACTAATATGCCACTATCGATTTTACCAAAGTTTGAATATCTTTGTAGTTCATTGAGTGTTCTTCGAAAGTCTGGAAAGTATTTCATAATCAGTTCAGCGATAACGGCTGGTTCTGAGTTTATACTTTCAGCTGCTAGTATTTGTTGAACCCTTTGCATAAACTGGCCAGCAAGAGCTTCTTTCTCTTTCTTTGGCATCGCAAATTCGATAACACTGGTTCTTGAATGTAATGGTTCGATTATACGATTCTTGAAATTACAAGTAAGTATAAATCTACAGTTAGCTGAAAACTCTTCGATAAATCCACGCAAAGCTGGTTGCGTTGATTGTGGATTAAGGTAATCCGCTTCGTCCAATATGACGACTTTGAGGCCGCCTGATAAGGAAACGGACGAAGCAAATTGTTTGATTTTGTTTCTTAGAGTATCAATACCTGATTCTTCTGAACCATTAATGATTATATAATCTAAGTCAAGCTCATTGCAAAGTGCTCTGGCTACTGTGGTTTTTCCTGTACCAGCAGTACCAGTGAACATCATATTTTGAAGTTCGCCTTTGCTTAAAACGTTTGTGAATATTTTTTTAAGGTCATGTGATAATACACATTCCTCGACTTTTCTAGGACGATACTTTTCTACCCATAGGAACTCTTCCATTATAGTACCTCCCAACCTTCTACGGTATCTAACCTAAAAGACCTCCAGGCATTTTTATCTAATGACCATACAGGAAAAGCTTCCATCGATGTGGCGCTATAATTAACTTTGTTGGTTATTCCATTAGCTTCAAGTAAAGCTTTGTTGAGAGTACAGGGCATAACTCGTATTTCACCTGTATCTATTTTTGTAAATGTTACTGTTACTTGCCCTTTTTGTAAAGCCTCGAGCAAATTGGCTTTTTCATTGTTGTTCATAATGTATTCCTTAATAATAAAATGTGAGGGGAGTTTCACCCCTGCTCTTTTTTTACGATTCTGCTGAATCGTCAGTAGCAGCTACTTCAGGTACTGCGCCTTCCGGCGTTTCTTGACCCTTTGAAGCTTCTTCTAAAAACGCAACGATTCTAGACCTAAGACCACCTACGGCTTCCAACTCAGGACCTTCAAAACCACCTCTTTTAGAACAAAGGTCAATTACTTGAACCATTGTTGAGATGTCTTGTAGACTAAGTTGAGCTCCCATTGGCTGCTCTTCTGTTCCAGTTTCGACGTTTGTATTTACATCTTCTGACATAATTTTCTCCTATGCATATTTACGAAAATTAAAAGACCCGCCCCATGCGGCATCTTCCATTCCTATAATGTATTTATACATCATAGCTTGAGTTTTTCTCAAGAGCGATAAAATAATCAACAGGATAATTACTATTAGTCCAGTTAGAGATTAGCTTTGAGCTTATGCTTACAAAGTAATCGCCTGGTAGCAATTTCAAGTTGGGTATACTTACCACGAAGTTAAACGCATTTTTACATGCGTTGTCTTTATCTAGCTCTATTTCA